TTACTGACATGGACAGGTTCCGCGTCGACCAGAAGCAGCTTCAAGAGCAAGGGCCAAGTCCTTCTCAGCAATTAGCTATGATGGAGAAAATGCGTGGGGCAAGCGTTCAGCCACAAGAGAACATCGACTCTGAAGTTCAAAAGGGAAACCTTGTTCCTATGTCTGAGGCGGGGAAACGCTAATGACCAAGAAGGTGCTAATCAAGAATGTCGATCCTTCTGTTGCCGCTTATGTCGGAGCCGTCGAGAGCGACGTGCTGTCCTCAATCAAGCAACTAAAAGAATTGATCTTAGAGAACGGAAAGCAAGTATCCGAGCTAAGAAAAGATTTATTGAAGGTGCAACAAAGTTCCGACTCTACAGACAGCAGCATCGCAGCAGTAGAGCTGAAAGCTAAGCGTCTTATAGATAAGGAATTTGTTAGCAGAGATGGTCAAGATGAATCATGGAAGGAAGAGATTGAAGAAACCACTGGTGCATTAGTCTCTCGCGTTGTGGCCTTTGAGAAGCGAATGGACGCTATGGAAGCTAACCTCAAACGCTACTTCGACAAGGAGAAGTACGCGATAACCAAGGCCATGATTGCCAAAGTAATTAGCGAGGAGAAGGCCAATGGCTGAAACAAGACCGATAGGCGAACAGCTAAGGTTTCTATCATCTAAGACTGGGGATCACATTTTAGATGACTACTTGGAAGCCGCTGAAAAAGGTACTCGTACTCTCGATGATATGCTGGATGATCTATTTGATTCATCGGGCGTATTTCAGTCTAGCTTATTCCAGTTTAGAGAAGACCCCGCAAACCCCGGAACATTTCAGGTCAGAGTTGGTCAGTACGTTGGCGCGGACACAGGCTGGAGTACCATCACCTTCACGGACTTTGCTGCTTATGTAGCAGACGCCTTAACCTATAAGAATGCGGCAGAAGCAGCTAAGACAGCAGCCGAAAGTGCTCGCGATACTGCGCTGCCTGTCATCAACAATATCGCTGACGTCATAACTACGGCAACTAACATCACCAGTGTAAACACCGTCGCGGCTCAAGCAACTGGTTCCAAGTCTTACGCGGTTACAGCCGCTGGTGGAAAGTTCTATTTAGACACAACCATTAATCCTGCGATCATACTGAAAGAAGGTTTTACATACACCTTTGACCTTTCAGATAGTTCTTTATCCACACACCCGTTTAGGTTCTCGACATCTGCAAGTGGCTCACCTGTATACACAACAGGGGTCACAATTACTGGTACGCAGGGTACGGCTGGAGCCAAGATTGAGATAGTTGTTTCGTCTGCCACAGCTAGGACACTTTACTACCTCTGCACGTCGCACTCAGGTATGGGCAATACTGTTACCGCCCGGCAAAACAATTTAGACCTTTTATCAGCAATCAACGCTAAAATCACTACGGCGGCTGACGTTGTTGCGCCATCAATAGCAGACGTAATAACTGTATCCACCAATATTGTAGACGTGGCTACCGTTGCCGCAGACATCGCAGACGTCACTGCCGTGGCAGATTCCATCACGAATGTTGATTTAGTCGGAAGTAATATTTCCGCAATCACAACTGCTGCCAATTCAGGCAACCTAGCCAGCATCACAACTGTTGCAACTAATATATCCGACGTCGGAACCGTTGCGACTAATATTACAAGCGTCCAGTCAGCGGTAACAAACATTGCCGACATCAACACTGTAGCTTCAAACTTAGGCACAGGTCAGAGCATTACCACTGTTGCTGGTTCAATCGGCGCGGTTAATGTTACGGGAACAAACATCACGGACGTACAGACCGTGGCCACTAACATTGCGGCGATAATAAACGTATCGACAGACTTGCTAGAGTCTATTTCAGAGATAGATACCGTTGCGGCTTCAATAGCGAATGTTGATGCAGTAGGCACAAACATCGCCTCAGTCACAACAGTGGCCGACGCAACCAACCTTGCAAACCTTGCGACTGTGGCCTCAGACATAACAGACGTTAATTCTCTTGCGGCAGTATCGGCAAAGATCAGTGCGTTAGCTGATGTCGAGGATGGCACAACCGCAACAGGTGCTATCACTGGGTTGTTTGGCGACCTATCTACTATCCAATCTCTTGGCACAAACATCGCTGAGATTGTGACCACTTCAAACAATATCACGGCAGTGATTGCCACGGCGGGAGCGGTAACTAACATAAACCAACTTGCTCCTCACGTCGGGGCATCTGGAAACATCACGTTGGTAGGCAATTCGATTGGTGATGTGAATGCTCTAGTCCCTCGTCTTACTGACGTTCAGACGTTAGTTAGCGGTACAAATCTCGCCAACATTCAGACGACAGCACTAAACGCTGCCGATATAACAGCGGCGGCTACAAACATTGCAGCCATTGCGACAGCCGCTACTTATGTGAGCCAGATTATTGAAGCTCCTCTGTTCGCAGAAGATGCAGAAAAGTACGCTGTACATGGCCTTAACTCTACGTTCACAGACCGAGATGGGAACGTAAATTACTCAGCAAAACACTGGGCTTCTGTAGCACAGGCGGTGGGTAATGCTTTTACGACGCTTAAAGGCGATGAGAGATCAACAGGTGATACGGACGACATAGCGGCCAATGGTGCGGCAGACTCTGTTACATTCTTGGGGCTAGGTGGAACCAAGGTTCGTACCGATCAAGCAACCAAAGAAGTTTATATAGATAGTCGCTCGGTGGCTATGGCAATAGCATTGGGGTAATACTACATGGCTAGTTATAATTTTAAGAACGCTACTGCGAATGACGTAGGTACAACGCCTTCGGACGTTTACACCGTCCCGGCGAGCAAAAAATCAATCATGATCGGGTGCGCTGTAACCAATATCACTGGTGCTACTTTGCCTGTGGAGCTTTCACTTGTGAAGGCAGATTCTACAGTAATCCACCTTTCCCGCGCACACCGAATTGAGGGTGGGACGACCCACGATTTTTTAAGTGGTAAAAAGCTAGTAATGCAAGCTGGTGAAAAGGTGCAACTTGTTTCCAAGATTACCAGCTCTTTGGATTGCGTTGTTTCGGTACTTGAGGATGTTGATTAATGGCTAATGGTTTTTATGAAGGCACAGCTCTAGCTGACCAAACATTTTACGGCTTCAAGCTGTATAAGACGGGCGATTTGCACATTGATGTCATCAACGATGGGACGACACCTGTACGCCTTCCAGACGATAATATCATCGACCCAGAGGATTATAAGACGTGGGTGTGGTCGAAAGACACCATTACGTTCCGCTGGGATAACGGTCACTTACTAATGGAAATGATATGAGCCAGATAATCGACTTAGGAAAACTACGTTTCTATTTCGCAGGTGACTGGGATACCGCCACCACCTACGAATTGAACGACATCGTAAAGTACGGTGGTAATATTTATGTTTACACATACGGACTTAAAACCAGCACCCACCTCCCAGTAGATACTACTTATTGGGCGTTGATGGTCGAGGGCTTTAAGTTCCAAGCAGTATACGCAAATGCGACGGTGTATCGCGTAGGTGATGGTGTCACTCACGGTGGTAAGGTTTACATTTGTATTCTTGATAGCACAGGCAATACCCCTCCAAACGCTACATACTGGTCACTATTTGCTGACGGTATTCAGTGGGAAGGCGAGTACGTTAATGCTACTGCCTATCAGAAAAACGACATTGTGTCTTATGGCGGCAATGCTCTTTATATTTCCAAGGTCGACACAACAGGAAATTTACCTTCAGACGCTACCTATTGGGATGCGTTCATTAGCGGAATTACAGCACAAGGTGTTTACAACACGGCTACCGCCTATGTTTCAGGCGACATTGTTGCCTATGGTGGTAACCTCTACCGCGCCACTGGTGATACTACTGGCAACCTCCCAAGCGACGCAACTTATTGGGTTGTATTCCTTGGCGGCATTACGGCGCGTGGCGCATACAATGCAGCCACAGCTTACGCGCTAAATGACGTCGTAAATTATGGTGGCTCACTATACCGAGCAAAGAGTGAAACAACAGGTAATCTCCCCACAGTTACAGCTAACTGGGAGCTTTATGTTTCGGGCATAAGCCCGAAAGGTGCATACGATAATACAGTAGCTTACGTGGTTAACGATATAGTTGCTTACGGTGGTTCACTTTATAAGTCTATTGTTGCAAGCACGGGCAACTTGCCAACTGACACAGCCTACTGGAATGTGTTCCTTGGTGGAATAAACCCACGCGGCAACTGGTCTACGGCAGTCGATTACCAGCCCGGAGATGTTGCTGTTCATGGTGGTAACACTTTCCGCGCATTACTAGCCCACGCATCCACAGTATTCGCAACAGACTTAGCCGCATCCAAGTGGCAAAAGTACAATGGCGGAATTGATTGGAAGGGCAACTGGTCAACCGGGTTTGTTTATAAAGTAGACGATATCGTAAACTCTGGTGGCTCGGTATACATAGCAACCGCAGATCACACGTCAGGTTCTTTTGCTGGAGATTCTTCTTATTGGTCGACCTTTGCTAATGCGGGAACCGATGTCGGATTAACAATAACGTCACAGGGAGACGTATTGTACCGAAATGCAACTGCCCCTGCCGCGCTTAGCGCGGGAGTTAGTGGCCATGTGTTGACCACCAAAGGGATAAACGCAGACCCTGTATGGGAACCCGTTGCTGGCGCAACCATAGCAAAATATCTAATTAATTCGTAAGGGAAAAGTCTCATGGCTACTGAACAGGTAAAAGTATTTAAAAACGTACACACGCAAACACCGACGTATGGATCAGCTTTCGAAGTAATATTGGCTCAAACCAGTTCTACAGAAAAGGCAGTTATAAAAGACGTTAGTTGTAAGCAAGTCGGGCCAGCAACTTTAGATCATGATGGTCGAACGATTGCTACATCCACTGGTATTGCTGGAGATATGATTGCCAGCGGCAGTCTAATAATGGACGTTAGTTCTGTGTTAAAACTAAAGTTTTCCTCAAAAGCTGCAATGACGACTGCATCCTTTAAGGGGATGGTTTTCACCGAAGGCTCTGACGGAATTACATTTGTTCAGGGTACGGGCGTTCAAGCGGCTACTGGAACTGATACGACAGCGACCTCTGCAACGAACAAAGCAGGTGCAACCAACTCTTATGACGCATTTGCAGCGATTAAGCCGGGAGATACCGAGATAACTTACTTTAGGTATTACGGCGATACTATCTATGAGTACAACGAAACTGGCAATGTTCAAACTAGCTACGGTTTTGGTTCGGGGTGCTACGGCGCATGTACAGATGGTACATTTATGTACGCTGTCGGATCTGGTGGAAATACCACCGTATATCGTAGGCATCTGAGCACTGGAGCGAGCACTAACTTCTCTGCTTCTTCTACCGTTTATGGTCGGCAAGGCAACCAAGGTTCTTTTATTCTACATTGCAATGGCTACCTCTACGTGAAGCAAGAGGGTAGTTCGAACAACATGCACATCATCAAAATATCTGACGGCTCAGTTACGAGTGTATCAAATGGGGCTGTTGGTTCTTACAGTGATGGAGCCGCTATCGCAAATACGAGGGCAGATTCAGCGGCTGCTGGCAAAAAGTTTGTAGTAGAGCAAGGTACAGATCGCTGGCAATATTATGAAATTGGCGGCAGCTCCACCCAGTTCACAAATGGAAGTGGCGCGTCTGGGGCATCAACTGAGTACGGTCAAGGTGGTTTTGAAATTGCACCGGGCATTGTAATGGTCTTGTGTGAACAAAGTGACGACCTGAGTATCATTGATATGAATACAGTTCCACCTCAATGGACGCATTTAGCTTCTCCTAGTGATCGTAACATCTTGAACAATAACGCCATTGGGAATCAGTTTGCTGTCGCAGGGTTTTTACAATCAGCTTCCACGGAATATTTATACGACGCGTACACTTCTGGCGTTTTAATCGAAGGAGTTTAATATGTCATTTACACAAGACAAAGCTAGTTTTTCGTCTGGTTCGTCTGGTTCTGGTTCGTCTGGCTCTAGTTCGTCTGGCAGCTCTAGTCCAGTTGGGCAAGCCTTCTATGGCTATGGAGATGGCGCGTACACTTGGAGATGCCCGACTGGAGTAACTTCTGTGTGTGTAGTTGCTATTGGCGGTGGCTCTGGAAGTAAGGGAGCGACTTGGTCTAACTATGGAGGTTGCGCTGGCGGTCTTGGCTGGAAGAATAATATTACAGTAGTCCCCGGACAAAACTACGTCGTTGTGGTCGGCAAAGGCGGGAACGGTGCCGCCAGTGATTACAACGGTATGGATAGTTATTTTATCGACACGAGTACAGTTTTGGGTGGCAGAGGCCACGGCGGAACTGGCGGTACTTACACTGGCGACGGTGGCGGCACAGGCGGTGTTTCCGGCCAGTACGGTGGCGGCGGTGCTGGTGGTTACACTGGTAACGGCGGCGGTCAAGATGCTTCTGGTTCTGGCGGCGGTGCGTCTGGTGGCAGTAGTTATAGCTCCACGCACGGCGGCGGTTCAGGTGGCGGTACTGGGCCATTTGGTCAGGGTACATCTGGGGCGAGTGGTTCTAGTGGTACCCCCGGTTATGGTGGATCAGGTGGTGAGAACGGAATAATGGGCGAGAATGGTTTTTACAGTTACGGATCATTTGGTGATCGTAGAGGCGGTTTGTATGGCGGTGGCGGTGGCGGAACTGGAACCAACGTCTCACAGGGCGGCGGTGGTTTCAATAGAGGCGGTCGCGGTTGTGTCCGCATTATTTGGGGCGAGGGACGTTCGTTCCCATCAACAGGCACAGGTGATATGTAATGGTATTGTATAACTTTGTAGTAGACGGCGTCGTAATTGAAGAACAGATACCTTACCTCCAAGTGCTGAAACGTACTGGGCTTAAAGATCAGGTTGGATTAACAGAGCAAGGGTATGTTGAATACTTTGCACCTGTGGCTGAGCCAGAAATCACTGCTGAAATGGTAGCAAGGGGTGTGCGTAATACACGTTTCTACCTACTTCAAGAGTCCGACTGGACGGTTATGTCTGACTCTCCGCTAACAACAGCTAAGAAAAATCAATGGAAGACTTATCGACAAGCCTTGCGTGACTTACCTGCTAACAATTTAGATTTAACCGATCCGAGGGAAGTAGTCTTACCAACTGCACCTGCATAATTGAGAGCACTACAGTATGAATATAGACTTGGACAATGATGAGCTGAAGGCTCTGCTCACCCTTGCGGCTAAGGACGGTGCAAAACAAGCACTTGCCGAAGCTGGTCTTGATGGGACGAATGCCCAAGAAGATATTAAAGAGCTTAGAAACTTAATAGATTCATGGCGTTCCGCAAAGAAGACTATGGGACAGACCACCCTAAAAATAGCAACTTCGGGTGTACTCATATTTATAGCTTTAGCAGTATTTATGAAACTAGGTATTAACATGGGAGAAGGTCAATGAGTGTAAAAGATAAAGCACATAAGCCCGTTATAGCAAGCCCTGCTAAATGCACAAAGAACAAGAAATCTAAGGCTAAGTAATGGCCACGCCATCCAAAGGCAAAGCCAAGGTTAAGGTTACCAAGTCTGGTAAGCGCGTTAGTTACGGACAGGCTGGTAAAGCTAAGGACGGCACTTCCCGTGTAAAGCCGGGTACTAAAAAGGGCGATGCTTATTGCGCCCGTAGTCAGGCTCAAATGAAGAAACACCCCAAAGCAGCCAAAGACCCCAATAGTCCCTTACGTCTGTCTCGCAAGAGATGGAAATGTAAGGGAGCCAAGTCATCTAAATAGGAGACCCCCATGGCTAAGAAGCCCGGACTTTACGCCAACATCGCCGCTAAACGTCGTAGGATTGCAAACGGTAGTGGTGAAAAAATGCGTAAGGCGGGAACCAAGGGTGCTCCAACATCAACTAACTTCAAACAAGCGGCAAAGACTGCAAGGAAAAAATGACATCAAAAGAGAAATTACGCAAACTTAAAGAACTCGATCAGTCGTCAGGATGGCAAGTCCTCCATGACATCATGGAAAAAGAGATAGTGAATGTAGCAATGGAGATTGCTGAGTCACCGTCCATGCACATTGATGAGATAAATTTCAGACGTGGCGCAATCTTTTCAGCCAAGCGGCTGCTTGAGCTTCCTCAACGTCTGGCTGTCCAACTAGAGAATGAAATCGTCATGGACGACAAGCTCAAACAATAAGCTGATACTAAACTGAACTTACAACGCAACCCCGCTAAGGCCGGGACAGGAGATACAAATGGCAGCACCACAATCACCAGAGCAAATGATGGCATCAGTTGATGGCATAGCTTCAAAAAGAATGGGTGTAGACCCACGGCAAGCGGCTCAGGTTCCGCCCCAACAGGGCGTACCTCCTCAAGCAGCACCTCAAGCTCCACCTCAAGCTCAACCAGAAGCTAGTAATCAGGACAAAGCGGCTGAACAAGGCTCCCCTCAAACAGAAGGCGACAAGATGTCGGCTGATGCCATTGTTTACCAAGTTGATTTTGGTGAAGGGCAGGGCCAGCGTGACTTAACTCCCCAGCAAATCAAATCCACTTTTGATCGCTACAGCTCAATGAACTACAAGAATGCACAGTATAAGCCTGTGTATGACCTTGTAGATCAGATCATGCGCGACAACCCGAACATGAACTCTAAGCAAGTAGCTGACAACATGAACAACATCTACAAGGCACAGACTTCTAATCCCACCATGGGTAACACAGAGGGTAAGAAGTCTGGCAGTCCTCAAGGCCAACAAGACTTAGATTCTTCATTGGAGAAGTGGGAGCAAGAAAACGCTGCCAGCTTACCCCCCGGATACAAAGAAATGATCCAAGGTGGTCAGCAGGGCATGCAGCAAATGCAGCAAGAACTTGCACGAACTCAGGCAATGATCCGTCAAATGGCGGCACAGAACCAAGGTGTTGCAGACGCGGCTAAAACTCAGGTTCAAAACAGTACGGGTCAACAAGTTGAGGCTGTACGTCAGCAAATTGCTAATAATTTAGATCGTGTTCAGCAAGGCTTGAAACTCCCGGCTGAGAAAGCTCAAGACTTCATGGTGTTTGCTGCCGAGCGTGGCTACACCTTGGAAGACTTTGCTGATCCACAGCTTACAGTAAATGTAATGCAAGACTTCAAGAACAACATGGACTCGCCTGAGATGGAGCGCATGCGCGGCATAGCACAACGCCGTCAAGCCTTCACTGGCTCTTTAGGCTCAACTCCCGGTGGTGGATCGAATGAAGCGGCTCCAGTTGGAAACAGCACTTTCGACAAGTTCACTCAGGCCGCTATGTCCAAAAAAGGAATGTAGTTTCTCCCCTGCCTACTTGTAGGTTTTGCCCCCCAGTTCGCTAGGTATTAACTACGGCTGGGGGGTTTTTTTTGTTAGGGACGAAAAAACTTTTCTTTAGGCGTATATTCTACTTAATGCAGATGGTTGCGCTAAGGCCCAGCCGCATAACAACTAGGGCATACGTGATGGATATATTCCGCGTTGCTCGACCTAACCCGTTTCTTTAACAGCCCTTAAAGGAGATTTAACCATGGCTGCTATCCAAGGATTGCGCGGGACTGGCGAGTTTTCGTCTGACTTCCGCCCCAAGAATTACCGAGAGTTATACACTCTTTTAGAACCACAAGGAAATGCCCCTCTCAACGCTTTGTTGGCTATGGGTTCGTCTGAAGCAACTGACGATCCAGAGTTCAAGAACTTCCGAGATGAGCTTCCTGATCGTAAGATGAAAGTTAATGGAG